TCCTGAGGAAGTGGTGTATAACAAGGTGAAGTATCAGAAGGACGGTCAGCAGATTGCCGACTGCGGTCGTTGGTGTGTGCTACGGACTCTGAAGATGAAGGCGGGGTATGACTTGAACCAGTTTCATAAGTGGGTGGTGAAGCAGGACAAGAAGGTGAAGGGCGATAAGGACGCATTCGTCTCTACGATTATCCCGTGAGTTTTTTACCGTTTTTTATCCTCCCCCGTAGTAGATGCCGAAGAAGAAAGTGGAGTCTGTCAGGGACACCGTCCAGTTGGAGAGAGTTCCCGACGAGTTCGGTCTCAGCAGAGCCTCGCCCGAAGGGAAGCCCAGAAAAAAGAAGGAGAAGCCGAAGATGACGATAGAGGTTGTCCCTGTCGTCATGACTTTTGACTAAAAACAAAGGGTTGCCCCTTGTTTTTAGTTTTTTAGTTTTTCGTGGAGGTTCCTTAGGGAGGGTTTAGCAGTCGCAGTGGTTTTCGCACCAGTCCTGGTAGTCGTCGTGGGAGAGCGAGTCATTGAGTTTGTCGTCAATGATGGTGTAGAGATATATCTTGTTGGTGGGAGGGTTCTCTTTGTCCCAGCCGAACTCGGAGATGTAGAGGGCAACTGCGTCGGCGATGTGATACTCGCACAGGAGTCTATCCACCTCGTCGTTATACATAATGTTGAGAGCATCGTCCAACTCCTCGCTCTTGATGTCTCCCGCAATGTCGTTGAAGTCGTCTTCCGTCATCTCACCCTCGTGGTCTGACTGGATACGAGCGTAGATATTGACCTTGACTTCGTGGGAGATTTCTTTGATGGTAAGGGGCTGGGTCATTGCTTTTCTTCTTGACTGGTTGCCTTTTAATTATCAGAAAAAAGCAATCAATTTTTACTCATCTATCTGCTTTTCACTTTTTTCTGGCTTTAAGTCCTCTTACGCTAAGGGACTACTTGCCTAAGTCCAGGAGGCACTCCTCCGCCTTGATGTTGAAGTCCTTGGTGAGCGTCGCCTTCAACGCCACCGCATCAATGAGGAAGCCGTTGGAACTGGACTTCTCCTGGTGCGTGATTCCATAGTCTGCGTCCATGGACTTCAACTTCATCGCAAACGACTTCACGGTGATTCGCTCACGCATGGAATGCTCCTCACGCCACAGGTTATACTTGGTGAGGAACGGCGTGGAGGGAATGAAGTAAGTCCCGTCCGCATTCTGATAGTCCTCCACCTCGGCGACACGGTAGAAGAACAAGTCCTTCAAGAAGTCCAGTTCGCACGGCAACGACATGTGTTGGAGGGTCTTGTAGTAGGTGGTGATGGGACGCTCATCACGGAACGCATACCTCTCCACCTCTCCTCGGAACGAGAGGAGATAGTCCGCAATGTCCTTGATGAAGTCGTCGTTGTGGAGCATCTCCCAGAACTTCTTCCAGTAGTCTGACTGACCCACTCGGCGATTGGAGACTGCCGAAGCCATGGTGCGACGGTCGCTCTTCTCAATGATGACCGAACCCGCCGTGTTGGTCGTGAAGAGGATACGCTCTGATGCCTTCACACGAATCATGTCCGTCCGCATCTGGCGAATCTCATGCGTCGTGTTAGTGATGAGGTCCTTGATGCGGTCATTGGCGGTAGAAGTCGTCTTCAGGTTAATCTCCGCAAACTCAATGAATAACTTATATTTGAGCGTCTTGTTGAAGTCGTGGAGAATGTCTCCGTTCTTGGTCGGGTCGCTCGTGTTATGGACGCACCGTTGTCCTAAGAGACGCTCCATCAGGACACGAAGCATCGTCTTTCCGCACCCTTGTTTGCCCCAGAAGACACAGGCAATCGGCTGGGCGTTCTTCTTGTCAGGATTACAGATGATGTCCGCACACCAGAGCGTCAGCCACTTGACATAGGCGGGATTGTCTTCCATCAAGGACAAGAGGTAGTCTTGGAAGAAGGCGATGTGTTCCTGCTTCTGCTCGTCGGTGGAACTGGAAGCCAGTGTCTTGTAGCGAAGTTCAGGGAAGGCGTAGAAGACATCAGGGCGTTGGTTCTCTTCCTTGACGCACCCATACTCCACTTCGGAGTAGGCACGCTTCTCTGGGTCGTAGAACCAGTCCTTCAAGAACTCCATCGCACCTACGAAACTGTCCTCGTTCATGACGGTAAAGTTGCTCTTGTCGTAGTAGTGGAGTTCCTCCACGCCGTCCTCAATGCCGATGGTGAAGAACTGGTTTTTACACTTGAAGCGGTTGCGTTCAAAGTCCGCACGACGAGCCTCATACGAGTTGGGGACGGCTTCCTCACCCAGCCACTCCACCTTCTCCTCTGCCGTCATCTCCATAGACTTCACTTCCAGTTTGATAGTGTAGTCCGTGTCGGCGAACACCTTGGCTTCCAGTTTCGTGATGAAGTTGCCCTCCATGATACGCATGGCTTTCTTGATGTGGAGTCCGTCATAGATGAGCGAACCCGTCGGGTTCTCCACTTTGCGTTTCTTGCCCTCGTCACTGATGCCTCGCACCAAGGACTCCAGAATCTTCCGCTCCTCGTCCTGGTAGAGTTCCGAGGCGAACATTCCAATCCAGTATTCTTTTTGTTTCGTTTCGGCTTTCTTGACGACATAGTCCATCAACTCCTTGTATTCGGGCAGTCCCACGATGTGTTGGAGGTTCGTCAGGTATTCCGCCTTGATGTCCTTGACAATCTGCGGAAGGTCATGCTTTTCAAAGTAGGGGTTGAGTTCCCAGTAGAGGGAGTTGTTTCCTTGTCCGCAGAAGAATATCTCAATGAGGACATCTTTGGCGGTGATGCGTTCCAGAGGGAAGTCAGGGTAGTGTCCCATCAACTCCGCCAACACCGCCTCACGGTTGTCGCACAGGTGCTTGAACTTGCGGGTAGGGAGGGAGTGCTTCTCAAATATCTGACACATCACATTGCCCGAGCAGTTCGCCACATCAAGGTCATCGTATTCGTCCGCGAAGAGCAGGTTGCGATGCTCTCGCTTCATGGAGCAACCCGTCGTGTAGGTCTTCTCCTTCTTGTTCCGAGCCAGACCCTTGAAGCGTCCATACTTCTCCACCTCATACTCCACTTTGACCTCGCCCGTCTTCTCTTCCATCTTGTCCTTATAGGACTTCAACGCCTGTTTCTCGTGCTTCAGCACTTTCTTGGATTGGATAAGGGATTCCAGGTTCGCCAGGTTGGGCTTCTCATACGAAGTCAGTTTGATAGGCATGTTTCTATTATATCTGGAGATTCTTTTTAACTTAATAACCCGCACTTTTTGTAATCAATTTTATATGTTCTGTCCGCTTCCGTTTTTTCAAGAATGCCGGGAGGGACATCAGATTCATGGGGTTTCATGGGGGACTTAAAGAATTCTCAGTCGGCTCTCTCTTCTTTTTTTGATTGAAAAGTTGGATAATGGAGGAATGGAGGATTGAGGATATTGACCTTATTTGAGACTTTCCAGCCAAAACCAACTCGGTCAGAGGGCATCTCGTTTTCCAGCGAAGGAGCGATTTTGCCTCCATATCCTCCATCTTCCATTCCTGTAAAAATTGATTGATTAAACCAATCATTCATAAAGGCGAAACAATGTCAGTCTATATCATCAAGCACAAAGAACTCCAAGAAACCAACAACATCGTGTATGTTGGTGCGTCCGTCCTCCCTATCAAGACGGTATGGGGACAACACCGCTCAAACTACAATTCCTACAAGAAGACGGGCAAGATGAAACGGTCTTCCTCCATGGTGTTGAATAAGTATGGCGTAGAGAACTGCGTATGTGAGGTGCTGGAAGAAGCAGAGTGGAACGCCCTTGCGGAAAGAGAGTGGTTTCATATCCAGAAGCACTGGAACGACTGTGTCAATAAGGTGAGACCCAACATCTCTGACAAGAGCGTCGCCCATCGTCTCTGAGGGCTTAAAGAAACTTCTGATTCCCCACGAACCCCCCGGCATTAAATTAAAAAACCACCCGACCTCAAAAAACATATAAAATTGATTACAGCGTATCTTTAATTTAAATATTAACATCTATACTAATAAAGAATGTCCTTCACGCCTAAGAAGTATATGACGGGTTTGTCCCAAGAAGAGAAAGTGAAGCGTCGCCAAGAGCAACTGAGGCAGTCCCAGTTGAAGTATCGTGAGAAGCATGGACTCATCAAACCCAAACTGACCGAAGAAGAGAAGGAACAGCGACGCAAGGAGAAAGCCCATCAACGCTACTTGAAGAACCGTGAGGCGAAGAAGGGCGTAGAGGAGTTGCCGATGTCCTATACGGTGGATTACCGACGCAACTATCACAAGCAATACTACGCACAGCACAAGGAAGTTCTCTTGAACCGTTCTAAGGAGCGTTATACGCAACAGCGTCAAACCACGCAAGAACCCGAAGTTGTCCCCACAAGCACCAACTTTGACAATTAGATTAAAAGGCGTAAAAACAAATTATTTATAATATAGAGTATCATAAATAAGATGGCGAACTATATCCTGTTTGAGAAGCGTTCCGAGAA